ACTTGCCACTCCTTGCGCTCATCTCTGTGGATGTCGGTTAACTTGTTAAGGTAGTAAACCAATACCGCAAGGAAGATTCCCGCTATTCCGTAACTCGCTAACGCCTCAATTATTGCATCCATTATAAAACTAAGTTTCCTTGTTCGTCAATTTCAGGAATGATTCCATATTCCAACAACCTTGCAAGCCAAACGGCTTCGTCTGTCGTAGTCTCCCAAACGTGAATGGTGTCTGTCCGTTGGTCAGGATCTGTCCATCCGTAAGCTAATACAGATGCCTTGTCTTCACCATCAAAGGTAATCCAATACGTTCTAACTGGTGGGTGATCTATTGTGTTCATCTTATACTGCTCCTCCGTCTGTTATTGTCCAACCGAATACGTTAAGTAAATTATAACGTGCCTCGCCTACATTCATTAATGCGCTTGAATATTGGCTTCCTCCAAAATGAATATTGATGCTTGCCGTATATCCGCTTCCGTTAGGATAAGCTGCTTGCAGAGTGCTCTCAAAACCTATTAGAGTTGCATCATAGTTCGATGTAGACAATGCACATCCCCACAGCAGATTGACCATATTTGTCATGGCTGTTATATCCCAATCCTCCAGCGTCTGGTCAAATGGTATTGTCTGAGTAGGGGCGTACATGAGATTCTGCATATTTGTCGCAGCACTTACGTCCCACCCATTTATAGGCTGATCAAAAGAACTACACTCTCTCAACATATCAGAGAAGTTTGTGCAGACAGGGAATTGCCAATTGTTAATGGTATTGCTGCCACCGTTATTGAACGGACTGTTTCGGAACATATTTTGAACGGTTAGCGCACTTGCAAAATTCCAATTTCCAATATTTGAATTGAAGTCTGAATTGTAGAACATATTCGTGAAGTTCGTTCCAGCACTTACGTCCCAAGAATTTATATCATTCGGAGTTCCAGCGCTCAAGAAAGTGTTAAAGAATGATGTAACATTACTGGTGTCAGCATTCGATAGGTTGCAGTCAAGTAGGTAGCAATTGCCGAAAGATGCCCCCATGTTTGTGACAACGGAGAAGTCCCAAGCCCTGAAATCTACTGTTGTCAGTTTTTGACAGTCATAGAAGAATGATTGGAAGTTGACGCCCGTAATGCCGCTTATGTCAGGGGCATCTGTTGCGGTTATATCAAGATTCACACACCCGCGCATATGCTCGTAACTTCCTGTGAATGCCAAATTGCCCCAATTGCCGATGTCAATTATCTTTGCCTTATCGCCACCGTTGTTGAACGCGAAGCCTTGAATGTCATCCCCCGAAATGGTTATAGTGTACGTTCCACTTGATGCGTAGGTGTGCGAACGGTTCGCGTAGCTTAGTGCTGAAGAATTACCATCTCCCCAATCAATAGTTCCATTGTACGTTCCTCCGCTTAATAGTGGAAGAACTACAGTATCGCTTGCAGACCCAGCTTTGGTCGTATCCCATGTTGATACGAAGTCAAGATTGACAGGGGCTGCCCCACCACCTCCGCGATATGCGGCAACAGATATGTGGGTAACTCCTATCATTGGTTATAGATTACCACACTTCCGCTTGACATTGTAATTGCTGTAATGGCATCACCCGAAGGGACAACGATGTACGCCCCAGCTTTTAAGGTTGCGCCCGAAAGTCCAAAGGCGGCAAGGCTATCAACTCCATCCACTTCGAAAGTGGTTAGAACGGTGTCCTCTTGCGCGATGAATGCGTAGCCTTTTAAGCTTGTCAATGCCCCCGTTCCCGTTAGCAATTTGCAACCGCGTGTTCCGATTAGTTTTTGAGATTCTGTCATTTTAGTTTGGTATTTGACACTTGTTGTAGTCGTATGGTTGTGTAATAGAAAGAACGCAAGAATGTCCGCTCACCTTGTCATCAAATCGCTCGGTAAATGGCTCAAGCGTTACGCTCGTTTGGATGCTTAAATCTGTCGTGTGCAATTGTCGAAAGTATGCCACGAAGTCCAATAACACTTGGATGGTGTCGCTCATTACTTCTTGCTCGTTCTCTTCGCCCGGTAAGACCCTGTCCATTGCCAATAGTCGGATGTTGTAGGTCAATGTCCGCTCAGATAATACAACGCTCTCCTCTATTGCCCACAGAACTAAATAGTCAAGTTCTTTCGGGTTGATTTCCCAAACGTCCCCCTGACCGTACTGCTTCACTTGCAGATGAGCGTTCGCCTGAGTTTCGATTAGGTTGAATATTTCGTTGAGCGTGTACATACTTCTTTAGCTTCGCTTGATTTCGTCTACTTGCGTTTGTACTCATATTTGTCCTCTAAGCTGATGAACTTCGGTCTACGTCCTAAGAACATTCCAGTCGTGTAGGTTCTCGTGTCAGGCTGGATTACATCAAGACCATCGTCAGGGTTAGCGTAAGCTGGGTAATTGGATTCATTCTCTAACAAGAAAGTAACCAATCTTTCGGTGTACCATTCTGCCTTATCCTTGTAACGCTTGGATATGAAGTTGATTTCGTCAAGTGAAGCGTTGGAACTGTTCTCAGAACTTTGTTGATGTAGCCCTTTGTTTAAGAACTTGTAGCTAATGGCAGTCGGTGCTTCTGATTGAACCCAATGCAAAAGAGCGGGCTGGATGTAATCCTCCAAAAGTGTAAGATTAGCAGCCGTTAACGTGGAGTTGGTTATCTGTGTCTTGAGTTCGTTGTAAAGAGTAGTCCCGATTTTGTGCTGGATGTGGATGTCCTGACACATCAAAACCACAGGACGTAGATATTTGAAATCAATATTCTCGTGGAGCAAAGTGTTGTCCTTGAGGAATGTTTCCGATATGAATAAGACGTTAGCCATTACTTCTTAATTCTCATAAGTTTCTGCTCCCAGTAGTGTCGGCAATGGTAACTCTTGCCCCAAAATCCACCGCCCCGCATCCATACGTTTCTGTTGTTGGAAACTCCGATGTCTTGGATTTCAGTTAGTGTCCAAGTTCTGTTCTCCTCTTCAACCAATTTTATCAAGTCTCTACAAAACTCTCGTGTGGTTGGAATGATGGCAGCTCCAGCAACACCCGGTCTTTTTGCGTAAACGTAACGAATAACAAATTCTTCCTCGACTGGTGGTATTTCCTCAAGTAACCGCTCGCCTTCTTTAGTTACCTCTACGGCTCTTTGCGTTGAGTCCAGTACGTTGTCGATAGCTATCTTAATTGCGTTGGCTTCGTTGAGTGCTTGAAGTCCAGCCATTACCCTCTCAATTGAAAGTTGTAGCTGCTCGGCAATCGCAAGGAATGGAGTAGCTGGATTCTCTTTAAGGATGTTCAGAATAGCTGTATCTAAAGGGTCAATCTCTGCGAACCAATACTTTCGATTGAGTTCCTCGTGCAGTCTTGCGGAGGTTTCAGATTCAAAGTTTAACGCCTTGCCGTTTCCTACGGGTTCGTATTCCGTAGAGCCGCAGTTCTTGAAATACTCAACAAGAACATCGTCCTCGTCCTTTGAAGTCTTAGCTGCTTGAAGTGGTTGCTCAAGTTTCGGCAATCCGATTTTCTCGCGGATTTCTTCCTGAGTCATTACGCTCACAACCGTGTTCTCGCTGAACTGAATCGAAATCGGTTCGGTATCTTGAATGAATAACCTATTTGATAATCCTTGAATCGAAGCAAGGTCGTTAAACACTCGTTCGATGAATTGCTGTCTGCCGTTTACGTAGGTGTTTTGGAACAATTCAAACGAATCAACAAGCTGGTTTCTGCTCGTGAAGATTCCGTCTTCCTTGATTCCGAAGAGTGCTGGGTCAGTCACAGAATGCCCAGCGTAGATTTCTCTTTGTACGGTCTTATTTAAGATGTCGAAACGCTTGTCGAAGTCGTTACCATTCAACTGCTGAATCTCTACGCCTCTGTCCCTTGAATCGGCAAAGTTCAGAACGATAGAGTTGGCGTTGTCCGTTCCCGTGAACTTGTCCTTAATTTGCCGTTCGATTTCTTCTTGCTCCTCAAGGGTCGGTTCGCCATTGTAGAAAGATACGATAGTGCCTCCGACAAAGTTGTTCTTGACTGCGTTGAGGTGGAAGTTGGCTATTTCTACGTCTAACTCAATGTAACCCGTTGACCCCAAGTAAGTAGGCAAAGGGTAATACTTGCAGTCAGGAGAGTAACCTTTGACGTAAAGTAGTTGTTTGCCGCTTGGCTCTTTCCAGTTGAAAGCATCTATTTCCTCAACGACAGGGTTGTGTTTCTTCCAATCCTCTGAATAGTAGTACTTCGTACCGTCCTCATTTGACCGATAACGTGCAAAATCAGCGTGATAAATAGCCGCTATCTTGTCGTTCAGTTGGTTATAAACGATTTCAAGAGCGAAGCCGTTGTAGAGTTCGTAGTCAAGTGCAACTTTTTCTAAGATGTCGTTCAGACTTTCGTATTGGTTAGGCTCTTGAATAAATTGCTGAAGCCTTGCCAGCCCCATAGTGTCCAAACCTTCCTTATTAACCGACCAACCTTGACCAACTACGTAGTCTTTCTTTGAGTTGATGATAGCGTGATGCTTCGCGCTTCTTCTGTAAAGGTTCAGAAGGTACTCAGGGTAACGGTTTTTATATTCCCCTTCGTCCCCAAATAGAATCCAATCCTTGCCCCTCGCCTCTTTGAAGGTAGGCACTTTATGCGCTCCGAAGTTTAAGATTTTAAGAGCCATACACTACATAGTTTGAGTTGCCGCCTGAGTAGGTGGTTACTGGTGTTGTTGTTCCCGTTACTTTGACGATTCCGCTTTCGAGTTCGGTCAATCCAGTTGGGTCTAAATTTGAACTTGATGAGTTCGCATAAACGAAGTACCGCCATTGCCCCTCTGTTGGAAGTTCTACCTCCGCGTTTAGATTGTCAGGCGTTGACGTTTCCGTGATGGTAAACTTGTTAAACCGCTCAGGATATGCGCTTGAATCCGTAGCAATACAGTACTCCACCGCCTCTGTGTTATCCGATTGGAACTTGAAGA